GGTCTATCTAGCGCCAGAAACAGCACTTCTATTTCCACACGCCCAAGGCTTGGCTCGTTGAAAGCAATCTGGTGCGTAATTGGCGCATCCCACTTCATCCGGCCGAATACCGACTCAGGGAACCAATCCAGCCACGTCTTGATCGTGGTGGACTTCAATTCCGGATAGGTATTGCGGATGATTGCCCAGCGCGACCGACGAACACCATCGCGGCCCGGAGCCTGTTCACAGCAGCGCATCATGATTTCAGCGCAGCACGCCACAGATTTGCCGGAGCCAATCGGCCCCATGATCCCGCGCACCAGGTCGGTGGCGTTGTTCATGAACGCTTCGGAGTCAGGCCCGCCAGGCTCGAAGCTGGCCAGTAACTGCTCACTCATCCGGATTGCTCCGGGTGCGGCTCATATTGAGCACAATCGTTTTACCGTCCTGCTTGTCAGTCTTGTCATTCAGACTGAACGCCTGACGCTCGACGGCCACAAGGTTTTTCATGGCAGCAGACAAATCCAGCATCGCCCGCGCCCTTGTCGGCAGGCTGATAGCCTTCATCATCTGATTGCGGCGAGTTGGCGACGAATCGTCCTGAGTCTCGCTATCGATACTCTCGGCAATGATTTCGCGGTTTGCCGACGTGTCCTGCAGCTCGGCAAACAGCGCCGCGCAGATTAGGCGGCCATGACGCACATCACGCCGATGAATCTGCACCACCTGAACCGCAGTCTCTGCGGCGGCCTCGATGATTTCTGATTCGGTACGAGCACTGGTACGCGCGTTGGCCACTCGTACTTCTGCCCGTACCAGCTTATCCCGTACCGCCGTTTGCACCTTGGCGGTTAGGTCTTTTGTCCATTCGCCAGCTTTAGCCCGCTTGCGAATTGCCCCTTCGCTGACATCGTACTTCCGGCCAAGCTCCGCATTGGAAATGGTGCCAGAGCGATATTCCGCCTCGATGGCCTCCCAATCCGTCTGCTTGCCCGCCATTACTTAGCGGTCTGACGCTCAATCAGACGATCCAGCTTGTCATTCACCGCGCGGAACTCGGTTTTGAATTCGGCGCGCAACTCGGTCTGAGTCTCTTTCAATGTCTTCACTTGATCTTCTACCACCGACACCCGACGATCCAGCGTGGTTGCGTACACCATCATGGATGCAGCAACAGCCAGGCCGCCGAACATATCGCCCAAATTTATCGACTTGTTCAGACTCCATCCTTGTCTGCTGTTATCGGTCATGTATCAGATCCACCAAATTGTTATGCGTTGACGCGCAGTCGTGGTAACGCTCTGCGACATCGATGTGATTATTGATCAGGTCTACCAGCTTCCCGCTGGTCGCCATCGGCAACGTCGGGCACTTCACCAGCAGGCTGGCCGGGTACATCGGCGGCAGCGGCGTTGGCATTGGCGGCGTTCCAGAGGCGCAGCTCGTCGTCATGCAGGTTGCAATCAGTGGCATCGACATGGACACGCGCCACATCGCGACGGATTGCCCGGAACGTGCCGCGCTGTTTTTCTCGATCTGCCGCCCTTGATTGATCAGCCAGATCATTACGGACACGCTCCACCTCCATGTTTTTGACTATTTCAGCGGCTGTACGCGCCCGTTCGCCATCCCAAGCGGATTGCACCACGCTCTGACCGCGCACATAACCGTCACGCCACAGCGCAACACATGCCAGCGCCGCACACAACATCCCGGCCATCCCGGCCATGTACTTGCTACGCAACAGCGGTAACAACATCGACATCAGCGGCGCACACGGTCTGGCAGCATGGCACCAAGCAGCCCAGACAATCCAAGCCCGGCTGCCACAATGGCATCAACCTTATCCGGTGCAATTTGCATGCCGAGTGCAGTGGCAATCACCACCATGCCGCGCCAGGTTGATGCCTCCTGCAACTGCTGCTGCAGATAGCCCACCACTCGACGGCATTTTGTTCCACACATCAACACATCAAACCCCCGTGCGGATAATCCGCATGGCCACGTCGTAGTTGCCCATGCGGAACAATACGGCCTCGGCCTTGCGACGGCGCACCAAGCCTGGCATTGGCTTGCCATCGGCCAGCACCCACTTGCCAAACTCCGCAGCGGCGCCCGTCATGTCGCCACGATTAACCCGCTTCAATAATGTCGAGCGACCCAACGCACCGACACCCAAATTAAATACAAAGCTCGCCAGCGCATCAAACTGCGCCTGCGTCACGTCCTGAGTCACCAGGGTATTGATTGCGCGCTCGGCAACGGCCAGATCATGCGACAACATTTCCTGCGCCTGGCCCATGGTGATACCGTCCGGAAACGACTCACCGGGCTTAATCAGATGGCCAACGCCGATGGTGTGTTTGCCGGCCGGGCAAACGTAGGTGCGCAAATGCACGCCCTCGGCGGCTGTAATCAGCTCGCGGCCCTTATCCGATGTACGCATTACGACGCATTCCAACCCATGTCAGCCACCCTTCGACGCTCGCCGGTATCTCTATCCGGCTTGCGGTCACATTCCGTTCGGAGCCCCGCCATCTGCTCATCCACCATGCACCGCATCTCGATCCGCATTGGCGCATCACCCATTGACACAACAATCGAAAAATCAAAATTCGGACAATCCCGGCATACCGTTTTCGACATTGCGCGCCCAAAAAGAAAAGCCCGGTTTTTGGCCGGGCTGCTCAAAAATGAGACAACAAGAGTGAATCGATTTACAGCGGGGCATCCGCTGTTCATGCGTCGCATTTATCCACAGGATTTGTGGACAACAAAAAGCCCGCTGGGCGAACCATGCGGGCTTTGGGCGGAATTTCGACTATGGCGAAATGGTAGCCGAAAATTCGAGAGGAATCAACCGCGTCATTCCGACCCCTCCATCGCCCACTCCATGCGCTCCAGCGCACACTCAAGCCAATGATCCATCTGCGCCCATGTGCGTTTTTTTACCGCGCTGATGCTCGATTCTGACATGCCATAAACCCGTGCCAGCTCGCGCCCGCGCATCTGCAGGTGTTTATTTTCCTTTGCCACCTGATACTGCTCGCCACACCACCAGCAGGCCATTTCGCCCAGCAACTGATCCGGCGCAACCATCTGGCCAATGTATGGCCGCAGGTCGTGGCGCAACTGCTCGTAGACCGTCATGCGCGCCATTCGGTCAACCAGGCCCATTAGCGTAACCTGCATCGGCACCGGCAATCGGATGATTTTGGCCTGCACCATTGCCGCATCCGCATGGCGCTCATACGCAGACAGCGCAGTATCTCGGGCTGTGGTAGCCCGCCCCACCTCTTGGCGCATGCTGCGCAACATGGTTGACTCCTGCACGATGGGCCGTGCCATGGTTCGCATGGCGTTCTCAATCGTGCGCTCAATATCTAAACGTCCCATCTCAACCCCCGTCTCTCGCTGTGTGATTACCGACGTCCGTTGATCTTGTCCATCCGGCGCTCTTTCTCAAACTGACTGCGGCAATCGCTGTCGCAGAAACACCCCACACAAGACGCGCCACAGAGATTGCAATCCCCTTGCGGCAACGGCCTGGCCGAATACCGCATCTGCTGCAGTGCAATCTCCCGCTCAAGCTCTTCGCGTGCTGTTGCCTGGTCGTAAATATCCGTCATGCTGCCCCCACCTCTTCAATCTCCACCATCAGCGCCCCGCCGATTTGTGCCGGGCCTAGTTCTGCGATGAGCTTAACAACTTGCTTATCATTGCTAAATGCGACGCCCTGCAGCGCATCCAGTGCCACCTTGAGGCAGTTATCCAGATCAAGGCGGGTCTTGCTGGCAAGGCCTTTTGCCGTCATCTCAGGACAAAGCGCAACGTGCACCGATACCGGGCCTTCCAGCGGTGTCATAATCCCTTTCGCGCGCGCCTTCATCGCAACCTCAGCGCGATATGTTTTGGCCTCAGCAGAAACAACAACGCGCCCGCGAAAGATTCGCCAGTAGCGATTACTCGATACAGGAGGAGGCAGGATCAGCCGAATCATTCGCCACCGCCCATCGCGTGATACGCCCAGGCGAAACAGGCGCCAACGCCAATGGCGTGATACGCCCAGGCGAAACATGCACCAACGCCAATGGCGATGCCACCCGCCAAAATCACGATACCCAGCACAATCAATCCGACTTCCACGTTCAATGCCCCTTTTCGCAGATGGCGCGGCGATGTAGCAGCGCCAGCTCACAGTTCAGCTCTTCAACCAGCGAGAAAGCCGCGGCAAAACTATCCGCCAGCCTTCCTTCTGATTCCTCCTTCGCGATCACCAGCGACGTGTGCGCATCGGTCAGATAGGCCATTGACTCACTCAGGCTTTCGAGCACGCCGCGCCTCCACGATCTTCCTCACGGCATCTGCTGCGATCAATTCCGCTGCCTGTCTGGTTTCGTTTCCCTCAAACTCAGCGATTGCTGCCCGTTCCTCGAACGCTTCCTGCAGGTCATGCCAGTCAAGCCGGTCGCCGTAGGTTTCATGCAGCGCATGCACCGCCGACACCAGGCCAGCCGGGTCGATCAGCGTGCCGCCAGGTGCGCCGATGAGTTTGAATGCCACGCTATTGCTCACGCTATATCTCCAATCGTTTGCGCCAGCAAATCCAGTTCGCTGCCGTAGATGGCCTCAAACGCCTGCTGGCCGGCGTGGATTGCAACGCCCTTGCCGCCATTCTGGTGATGCTCCGGGCACAGCGGAATGGTCAGGTAGTCGCTGGCACGCTGGCTCATGCCCTGCCCGGCGCGGATGTGGTGCACGGCTGCAGGCGTCGGGCCAAATCCGAGATTGCGGCAGACTACGCAGCCCAAGGCGGCGACGCGGGCCATGTGCCTGGATGCCTTGCTCACTGTTCAAACCTCACACCACGTTCAGCGCCAAACGCATAAATCAGCTCAACCAGATCTGAAAACTCTGCTTTGCTCATCTTGCTGGTACGGCTGCCAACCATGACGAAACCACCGTCAATCCCCGGAACCGCCTTCTGCTTACGCAGTCCTGCGGTCATTACGTCTTTCCATTCGTCTGGCGTCAGATGCTGCCCGTACCAGTCAACCTGCTCCGATAGGCATGTCAGCAGCGGCCAGAGCAATGCGTTTTGATCCAGCGAGCGGGATGGCTCCTTGATCTCGACCACATATCCAGCCGGCGCATTGCGCACTGCATCGACAGCGCGGCAACGGGCGGTTTCGTGGGCCATGATGTAGCGTTGTTTCATGCAAGCCCCTTGATGATTTGCCCGCATTCATCCGTCCAGCAATCTCGGCCTGGAATACGCACCACATGCCGTGCCTGAGCCTTTTCTGCCAGAAACGCAAACGTCTTGCGCGCCTCTGCCCTGTCGGCATTTGCAATAGCCAGCAATTCTTCCCATTCACCTGGCTGCCATGGCGCGTACTTTTCTTTGATGATGGCCATGTGTTCATCCTGAGTCGCTTTGGCCTGCATGCGAGCGATCATGTCGCCAGCGGTTGCTTGCTTTCTCATAGCGCTGCAAACCTCCTTGTCGACTTGGCCGATGCGGCCTGCTCTTGCTCGTGATGAATGCTGGCCAGCTCGCGCATGTCGGCATTGCGGAACCGGCTGCGCTCACCGTCGAACTGCAGGTAAACGCGGCCGGTCTCACCCATACGCGCCTTAACGATGTTGGCCTCGGCAATTCCCTTGTACGGGCTGTCCGGGTTGTATTTCTCGTCCTGGTAGACCATCACGATGGCGTCGGCGTCCTGCTCGATTGCACCGGAGTCGCGAAGGTCCGACATCATCGGGCGATGATCTGCGCGGCTCGCCATCTGGCGGTTGAGCTGGCTCAGTGCGATCACGGTTATGCCCATGTCCATGGCTAGACGTTTCAGCCCGTTGGTGATGCTGGCGATCTTGAGCGCCTGGGTATCGCCCTGTCCCTGCATCAAGCCGATGTAATCGACCACCAGCAGGCGCAGCCCATACTTGCGTTTGATCTTGCGTGCGGCGGTTGCGACTTGTGCCACGGTGCGGGAATAGCTGTCGGTGAAGAACTTCATGCGCTCGGCCTTCGCAGCAGCCACAGCGAGCCGGCTCATGTCGTCGGCAGACATCTGGCAGCGATTGAGCGAATTGAGGCTGACTCCGCCAAGACTTGCGAACGCCCGCTTGCCGGATTGCACGTCGGACATTTCCAGCGAAACGAACAGCACGCCATGGCCATCCCCTGCCATGTTCTCGGCGATGTTCACCGCCAGCGTGGTCTTTCCCATTCCGGGCTGTCCGGCAATGACAATCAACTCGCCTGCAGATACGCCGCCAAGGTGCCTGTCCAGATCAACGAAGCCGGTAGGGTCGCCAGCCATTTCGCGGCCAGACTCCATGCGCCGCTCCAGATCGCCAAGCGCAGCGGTCAGAACTTCGCTCAGGCTCTTCGGCTCGCCGGTAGCGCCATGCTCCAGTACAGCCATCATTGCCGACTGTGCCGCCTCTACCTTGGCGCGAACATCGCCGTCGCCATCGATGATGCCGGCCACGTCCTGCGATGCGGCCAGCAGCCGCCGCTCGATGCTGCTATCGCGGACGATCTCTGCGTAGCGTTTGACGTTGGCTGTCACGGTATTGCCAGCCAGTTCGGCAAGGTAGCTCAATCCGCCTGTCGATTCCTTGGCGCCCTTGCGCTCCAGTGCTTCGGCCACGGTCAGCACGTCTACCGGCATGCTCGCAGTCAGCATGTGCTCGATGGTGGCGAAGATCAGGCGATGCGCGTCGCTGAAAAAATCGTCAGCAGTGACGGTCAGGCAGATCGAGTCGAACAGCTCCGGGCGCTGCAGCAGGCCGCCAAGGACGGATTGCTCTGCCTGGTTGCGTGGGTTGTGGCTCATGCGGATGCCCTCGGGGTATGCTCGATAACCTTGTTGTGGTACTTCAGCAGCCAGTCAAGGTTTGCTGTCCATCCACGGTCGTTTTCGCCCATCCAGAACTTGTTGGTTCCAGCGGTCTTGAAGAACAGCCTCCACCACGCAATCCCGGATTCAACGTCTGTGTAGCGTCGTGTGCCATCTGGACGCTTAGACTTCAGCATCTCCAGCCAACGGGATTTGATCAGGCGTTTGCGCGACTCGCTCATGAGCACAGCTCTTGGCAATTCAGGCAAAGCCTCGTGGTAGGCGTCGACGATCTGCTGGTAGGGGATTGCCGGTTTTGCAGAATCGATCTTCACGACGTTGTTCTGTCTTTGCTCGGTGGCGGGCAAGTCAGAGTCGTCAGGCTCTGACGTATCTGTATTTGATGGTTCTTGATGGTTATTGATGATTTGGCGGAAACCATTTCCGGGGTTACCGGAAACCGTTTCCGGGGTGGGAGGAAAATTTTTCCGGGGTAGGGAGGAAACCATTTCCGGGGTATCTTGCTCGCAAGGCTCCGTTTTTTTGCTGCCAAACGGGTCAAACGTACCGGTATTTCCGCCAATATTGATGTGATAAACGGTACCTCGCCCTGCTATAACATCGCGGCGCAACAGCCCTGATAACTCCATTTCTGCTACGTGGCTGCGAACACTGCGCTCGGTAATACTGCAACGAATAGCGATCTGGGCCATCGAAGGCCAGCACACGCCGTGGTCGTTTGCTTGGTCAGCAAGAGACAGCAGAACAATCTTTCGGCCTGAAGGGATGGCGAGCTGCCAAACCTGATTCATGATGGCGATGCTCATAGCGGGGCCGTCCCTTTTTTGACGGCCTCTTCCATCTTCTCTGCAATTGGCGCAACGTATTTGAATGGAATAGAGATTACGTTCTTTACTCCGAGAACTGTCTGCTCAATAAGAACGCATCCACCTTCAATGGAAATAGTTGCCCCCTTAAAACTTTGGAAGTACGCGATCTCAAGAGCCATTTACGCAGCCTCCAACCCATTGCCACAAATACGGCATTTCGCCGTATTCAGATTTTCATCGTCGAAATTGTCAAACTTGACCATCTGATTCATAATCAACCTGCCTTTCAAATGAACAAACCCGCCGAGCGGTTGCAGCCGCGATGACGCGGGTTTTGTTTTGCCTAAATCCCCAGCGTTTCCGCCAGGCGCTTGATTGCCAGCTCATACTCAGCCGGCGACAACTCCAACTCATTCAGCCGCTTCTTGCCGGCCTCATAGTCCTTCCACACGTCGCCAAGCAAAGACGGCTGGTCAACGATCAGCCGAATCTGCTCTTGCTTGCTCAGAGCGGAATTCACAGCTC